ACTATTAGCGGATCTCGTATGAGGATAAACCGTCCCGACACGGCTGTCCAACTCTTGATAATACTCGTCTGAGCCTACATCAAAGCCCTCATTGGCTAGGTTGTAGTGGACGTAATAGGCGTACTGCGTAGCCTTCAAGTTATCTTCGTTTTCACCGTCTCCATACCACTCGTTTCGAGAATGCCACTCTAAAGCGTCTTCGGTAGGCTGAACCTCTTGCTCGGCCTGCTGAGACTCTTGCTGCTGCACAACGCGCTCGTTGCCCTGAGAGACGTATTGTTCCTGCTGGGCGGCTTGTTGTTGCTGCCTGTTCTTGGCAACTCGAAGCTTTTCTTTCTGGATAGAAATGTCATTCTGAAGCTTGTTGGCTTTAGTGATTAAATCGGCATCGCCAGACTCAACGGCCTTGCGATAAACGTCATCAATCTGGGCCTCTTTAGACACCAAAGCCTCTTCTTCTTTGGCTAAAACCGCATTTGATTGCTGGGCGCTATACTGCCGATACTGTTGAAGCTCGGCCTCTTTTTGCAGCGCAATCTGCTCTAATTGTTGCGCCCTAGCCTCAGTCTCTCGATTCTTTTGGTTTAGCTTGTTGATCCGCTTGGAAACCGACTTGGTGTAGTTCTCAAGCTCGTCACCGCCAGAGTCTTCTGACTCTACAACGTCTTCTGTGACCTCAATCTCAACCTGCTCTTCTTCAAAGACTTCTTGCTCTGCGTTTTGATTCTCAATCATGTGAAACTCACTATGTCATCAGGGTTAAGGATGGTGCCAATAACTTCATCGTCATTGATCATTCTGACCTCTCCGCCGTCTTCCAGCTTGAAGCGAGCGCCTGAGTAACGGCCAATAAGAACCCACTGCCTCTCTTGGCACCAAGGCGTGTCGCCAAACTTTTCGGTGTCGCTATAGCAGAGCGGCCCCATCTTGACAACGTAAGCCACAACCGTGGCAAGCGCATCTCGTTCTATGGTTTCTTTTAAGAGGTGAATTCCGCCATCTGTCTGGGCCTTACCTTTGTAGGGTAAAACTAGCATCCTCCAGCCCGATGGGTCTGGCATTCGCTCTAGGGCGGATTTATCAAGCAGGGTTGGATCGAGAACGCGCTCTTCGTTTGTAACGTAAGCGGATTCAGTCGTGGGCGTAGTCAATTTAAATTTCCTTATAGAACTCTTTAATGGTGTCCTCGACCAAGTTTATAACAGTTAGCTCGCCCTGCAAACTTTTATAATGTTCTATATCTTTTAACATACCTTCCATCATGACCTCGCGGATAAGCTCTCTCCGCTCGGCCATGACTCTTTTCAGGCGCGATCCAAGGTCAATATCGTCCACTAGACTTTCTCGTGAAAATCAAACCCACGAGTTGCAGCTCCAGCTCCACGAGCTTTAATTACTTTGATCTTTCCGCCCATCGTGCGGCGAACCAATGCAGGTGCCGTGGGGATAGATTTGATGCTTTCCTTTGGAGAATCAACCTTCTCAACTCGGCTCATATCTTTAATTTTCATTTTTTAGTCCCTTTCGGAGTGGTTTTCTTTGCAGGCGCTTTCTTTGGTTTGGGTGCTTTTTTAGCCGCAACCTTCTTTGGCTTCGCTGGAGCTTCTTCTGCTTCTGGAGTTGCAGGGCTTTCAACGACTGGCGCTGGCGCTTCTACTGGCGGAGGCGCTTTTAGTGGAACAGGGGCATCGGTGCCGTTTATTCGAGCCAGCTTAGTGGCAATCCTGTGATCACTCAGACGCTTTTTTTCTTCTTGCTCAGCCGCCTGCTTTGCTGCTAAGGCTTGCTCAACCTCGCGCATCAATTGTTTTTGTTTGCGTAACTCGTCTACGCGATCACGCACATAGCTAGTAGATGAAGTAACTGTTGCCATTATCGGCCTCCCATATTTTTGTTTTGCATGTCGAGCAGCTTTAGCTCAGCCTGTTGATCAAGACGGCGGATAGCCACATCGAGCTTATCGTCGGCTACGTCTTTTTGGACGCCAAGCCGTTGTTTTGCAATTTCGTTTTCTAATAGCTTCTCTTGAAGCCGTTGTTGTTGTTTGGACTCAAACTGCTGGTTATCAGAATCAATTTCTTTCTCTCTCAGGGACAACTCTTGCTCACGAATCTGAACGAGCGGATCAGTCTCATCACCCTGACCAATTGACTCAAGCAGCTCTTGGGTAAGCTGAGCCAAGACTGGAGAAGAAAACTTTTCGATAGCCATTTGCACTTGGCTGCTCATCTGTTGCAGTTGATCTGGCGGAACCTGACCCGATTGCTGAGCCTGTTGAACCTCCTGCATCTGCTGCTGCACCTCTGGCGGTAGCTGGTTTTGAACCATCTGCCCAGCCATGAACTGTAGGTGCTGCATCATATGCCCAATAATCATGCCCTGTAGCTGAGGGTTCTGCTTTACCACATCGGTCAGGAACAACGACCTGTGAGCGTCAATGTGCGCCTGATGGTTTTGCTGCTCAAACGCCTGAGCAGGCTGACCCATCAAGAATCCTGAGTTCTCGATGCCAGCATCAATCGGCATAGGTGGCTGTGGAGGCGGTGGAGGCGTCAATAAGCTGTCAATGTCGTTTATGCCAAGTGCGGCGTACATGCGCCTGTAAGCCTCGTAGATGCCGTTTGGCCCGTGTATCTGAGGGTTAGACTGCACCATCTGCAACAGCTCTTGAGCCATAGTAATGCGTTGGCTTTGGCTGAATATGTTGGGGTCAGATACAGGTATCACGTCCACTCGACCATCAAAGTCCTGACCCATAATCTCTTGTGGGCCGTTCTTTGACATATACGGGTAGCTTTGGGGCAGGTACTCAGAAAAGACCTTTGCCAGAAGCTGAAACTCTAGCCTTTGGCTGTAGTGCAATCGCTTGTGGATTGCGCTCATGACCTTGGTGCCACGCTCCAATAAAGCCACCGTAGTGCCTACAGGCATGGCTTGGTTTACATCACCGATGTTTGTGTCAGCGATAGAGGCAAACCGCTTGCCAGACTCCACAAGCAGTCCTAGTAGCTGCATGAGCACGTTAGAAGGCTCTTTGATCGGCAGCGGGATCAGGTTCTCGCGCAATGACGCGCCAGTCGTATCGATGTCTCGGAACTCGCCCGGCTGTAGTGGGCTGTCTTCGTCACGAATACGCATACCGCGAGCCTTGAAGCCTGCTGGTAAGTTAGCCAGCGTACCCGCATCGATGAGCTGGCGCAGGATGGACGTTACTGATTTCGAGATGCCGCCAATCATGTGGCTTAGGCCCAAACCATAAAATCCTAAGCCGGGCAAAAATTTGTACTGAACGAAGAAGTTAATCTTATTCTTGAGCGGATCACCCTCCGCATAGTTGCGCGAAATACGCAAAACTTTGCGGCTGCTTTCATCGACAGTCACAATGTAAGGCAGCTTTAGTCCTGTAGGCTCACCATCTTCGCCTACGTCTTCAAAGCCGGGTAGGTCTAGTATCGTGTGGGTTTCAAAGACAGAGCGATCACGGTCTTCTTGATAAGAAGGCTCCATGCCCTCAATCTCATCAATCTCTTCTTCGATCTCGCTACGGCTAACAGCAACGCTGCCGCCTTTTAGCTCAATATCTGCATAAAAACCGTTGAGCTGCTGCTTCTTAATCTCGTTTCTGCTCATGCTGATAACGTGAGTAACGCGCTCAGCCGTAAATAAATCGGTAGCCTCGTAAGGCACAACCAAGTCTTCTGGCGCAATGAACTTGCTCATAGCGCGACTTGCGCCAGTGTCAAAGTAGACCTTCTTAAATGCAGAGCCTGCCAACGGCAAATAGAACAACAGCATATCCAGCTCAGGATCGTACTCTTGCATGATGTTCATGATGTAGTAATTCATGAAGTCTTGAACACGCTCAGCCTGCATCTCAGACTCGGCGTTGCGGTTTCCAATCACCTCAGTCTTTACTGGGCCTTTGGCTGGCAATAATTCTTTGTACGCCTGCGCCTGAAACTGAGTGACAGACTCAGCCAGTATCGGGTGTATCACGCCAGAAGAGCCTTCAAAGGGCTGGCTTCTGGAGTCATCGAACTTCATGCCCAGATACTTTAGCCCGTCTTTGTAAGTCTTCTCCCACTCTGAGCGGCTTTCTTTGTCAGACTTGACTGAGTCAATAATTTCGCTGGCAAGCTTTGAAAGGTCGCTATCTGATACTAGGTTTACAAGGTTTTCGTTGAAGCCAGCTTCAATGGGCATTTCTTCTGGCGCATCGATTTCATCGTCAATCAGGATGGCTTCTTCGGTAACCAGTATTTCAGCGGCGTTGCGGATCTCGTCGTTCAGAGTCATCTCAGGCTCGACCTCGATGGCGCTGCCCATCGGCATAACGTCAGGATTGTCTTCTGTACCTAAACCGCTTTTTTCAATAGCCATTAGTAATATACCTGTCTGTCACGCCTCAAAAAATCCGCCTCTTCAGGATAATCATTATCCAAGGCTAAGAAGCCGCCCTGCCTAAAACGCATCAACGCCATCGTTGAGCTGTCGCAATAGTCATCGTGCTCGCCAAATGGAAACGAGGCCATCTCTTCTATGACCTCGTCGGCAAAGACCTCGTCTGGTGCCCAAACCATTCCCGACTCAAAAATCGGGGCAACACTATTCATCCGCGCAATCTTATCTTGACCTCGGCTTGGTGTATAGGCGGTAACAGGTATTCCCATACGACGCAACTCTTGGGTAAGCGGTGTGCCTGAAGCCTTGGCCTCTATCAAAACGCAGTCAGGCTCCCAGTATTTGTACTCTTCGTAAGCAAGTTTTTTAAGCTCAGGAAAGTCCAGCCGAACACGCTTTGCGTCTAGTAATATGATCTGCTCAGCGTCGCTGTTTGGCGGCGTAAAAATAGCCCAAGTGGTGATGGCGCTGTAGTCGGCGGTTTCTTTCTTGCTGAATGCGGTGTCGTAAGACTGAATGACATACTCGTAAGCAGGCACATGCTCATAATCCCACCGATTCCACCATTCGCGCTTTACGATAGAGCCAGCCTCTGCCGTGGGGTTCTGCATCCACTGGCTATTCCACTTGCTGATTGGCAACGACGCTTTGACAGACAGAAGCTCTTCTTTCTTCCAGAATTCAGGCCAAAGCGGTGTGTCTGACTCAGGCATGATCGCTGGAAACTCAACGACCTCCCACTGGTCTGCGTGTTCATCGCCCTGTTTCTTGAGAACCTTGCCAACCAAGTCTTTCGTAGACCAGCGGGTCATTACGATGATGATAATGCCGCCCGGCTGGAGACGTTGACGCGGCCCTGACGTGTACCAGTCATAAGCTGATTCCATCGCCGTGGGCGACAGCGCGTCCTGCTCAGAGTGAGGATCGTCAATGATCAAGAGGTCAGCACCACGACCCGTGATTGCACCGCCCACACCAGCATAGAACGATTCGCCCTCGTGGTTCGTTGTCCAACGACCCGCTGACTTGTTATCTGATTGAAGCTTTACGTCTGGAAATATTTGTGAGTAATCGTCCGAGTCAATAAGGTTTCTTACCTTACGACCAAATCGTACAGCCAGCTCAGCGGTGTGCGTGGTTTGAATTATCTTGAGGTCTGGCCGTCTGCCCATCATCCAACTTGGGAAGTAGGTGCTGGCAAACTCAGATTTTGAGTGTCGAGGTGGTAGACAGACGATCAGGCGCTTGAGCTTGCCCTGAGCAATCTTATTAAACTTCTCACCGATGATCTTATGGTGCCGACCAAGTATGCAGTCAGGCCACATATGCTGAACAAAGCCAATGAAGTCGTTCTGGCACTTGTCCTGCTTGTCCATCTGGTCATAACGGGACAGCAGGGCCAGAGCCTCGTTTTGATCCTGCTCACTTAGGATCTCAAAATCTTTGAGCGATAACTCAGACATTGTTATTACTGATATTCACCAGTTCGTATCATCTCGGTTACTTCTACAGCACGATTGCCAACCTGTTGGCTCCAACGGCTGTCCATAAATTCATCAGCAGCAATGTCAAACTGCTCGCGGGACATGGCTTCAACGGCTTTGACAAACCCACGCAGCCTTGTCTGACCCAGATTAAAACTGATGTCGATCATTGCATCTTGCCGCGCTTCGTTAAGGGCAGGGAACCAGAAGTAGGCGTCTGTCAGTTCTTGTCGGACGCGCTCTATATCATTATTTAAAAGGTAGTCTATTTCATCATCAGACAGCCCAAGGCCAGAGTCGCTGATATTTCTCCCGACGCCCAAAGTTTCATACCCGGCTGAGCACAGGTATACATGACTACGCACACCCTCGTGCAGCTTTAGCATTTCAATTAGTTTTGTCATTACTTCTCCCGACTAACGCCTCTAGTTTTTTCGTAGCTTCTCATAGCGCCCAAACCTAACATGCCAGTCATAGTAGTCATCAATAGCGATGGGTCTATCTCTGGAACTTCTACCCATATGCCTGCGATGGGTGCGATCAATACATGATACAGAAGACCCAGACTACAGCACCAACCGATGCTAGGACGCCACCCAGCCACAAACAACGACTTGTGTGCAGCCTCGACCTTATTGATCTCCATCTGTCCCTTGGCAAGCTCAGCGGCATGGCGCTCTGCAAGCGTGCTCAACTCAAAGGCGATCCGATTCTTCTCGTCTTTGTCTTCAATAACCTTGTCGAGCAATGACGTTGCTGGGCCTATGAGGGAGCTTAAAATGCTCATGCCCACCCGCTATATCTGGCGAAGCATTTTGGACACAGTAGTTTTATTTTCAAATGAACAAAGTCCATAACGCCTCCTTTTTTCTTGCAACGGGCGCAACGTAAAAAAACTCGCTGCTCATCCGTCATCAATCCACCGACTTCTTCGGGTCTCTAAATAGTATCTTAGTACCCGCATCAGCGACATTGATCTGGCGAACACGGCAGTATGACTCAAAGAACCTATTTCTACCGCCATTCTGAAAGCCAATGGACTGGTTGTTTAGCGCATCTGAGTATTCTAAACACGACGTAAGTTCTTGAAAGTAGAACTCTTCTCCAGTTGGCTGACCTCTCTCAACCAGTATCAATACAAAGATCATCATGGTCATGCGCGGATGTCCAATAGGCTTTGCCCAGATACCTTCAACGTAGATGTGGCTATCTCTCCGCTACGAAACTCGTATACGAACTCACTGTACTTTGTCGTTGCTGCCACCTTTGTGGTTCGTATGTTGGATACTT